AGAAGTCATAGATAGGGTCTTTCTTATCCATACGAATTGTTCTTATATAGTAATCATTGTGCCTTGCATGGATGCCTGAAGCAGAATCGACAAGTTGGCTGACAGTGCCACTAGGTTTAACACAAGTAATAGAAGCAGAGACAGGTACATCAAGAATTTTAGCATACTTTTCATTAGTTTTACGAGCAACATTTCTTAGCCTCTCTAACATTTTAGGGTCAGGTTTACTTGTAATCTTAGCATCCATGATACCTGTTAATGATACTCCAAGAAGTCTTTCCTCGGATGTGTTTTGTTTCCATTCTTGTGATAAGAACTTAAAGTCTGTTAAAGTACTTTGAATAGTCCCTAGTATTGTAGCAAGTACAATTTTCTTTGTTAGTGTAGCTTCAGTATCTGTATTTCTTACAACAACCTCAGAAAGGTTACAGAATTGTTTATCACGAAGAATAATTTCACTACATGGATTAGTACCATAGTTTAATGTAGAGTCTCTTCCTTGCTTACCTGCTTGTGTTTGTGCAGCAACTCTATTAAAGATACCTCGTTCACCAGACTTAGACTTAACTAGAGACAACCATTCATCCATGTATGTTTCCATGTCAGGTTTTTCTGTATAAGCTACAGAATTATTTGCTAATCCTCTCCATGCAAAATCATTGTACCATGCACCTGTTTTAGCATCTCTCATTCGTTTATCTGTAAGATTAGATAGTGAGATGAGGGCAGACCTTCTAACTCCACCAACAACTACTATCTCACCTACCATACACATAATATCATGTACTTCTATTGAGGTAAGCTTACGACCTTTAGCAGTCTTAAATATTTCTATACAGAAAGTAAAAAGTCTTTTTAAAGGCTCTGGACCACTAGCCCGACCACCAAAAGTCTTTAGTCTAGCTCCTGAAGGTCTAACTTTACTATAGTCAAATGTAGGTATATCACCTTCCCATAAACTAGATAACAGTTTCTTAAACGCTTTAGCCCAACCTAGCTTACTGTCTTCTACCATAATAACATCATCACATATATCTAGAGCTTCTGGTATCTCAGGTAAATGAGTTATCTCTTGTCGTTCACATGAGAATCCTACACCTGTACCATTCATTAATATATATAGAGCTTCTGAAAAAGCTCGTTTATTATTAACAGCCAAATAACTGCAATTGTAAGCACTAATGTTATCTCTTTCACAAGCCTCTCCTGCTGTCATCATAAGTCTCATTGATGGCATAATATCCTGTTTAAGAACTGCTTCTTTAATTGATGCTATATCTTTTTTTAGTACTGGTGTTTTCTCTTCTAAGTAAGTTATTAAACGCTGTACTGTTTCTTCCCAAGTTTCTCTTCTCTGTTGGTCAGGCATAAATCTTGCATAACGGCTCTGAGCAATCACTGCTTGATATACTGTTGGTAAATTATTCTTCGTCATAAATCTCATACTCCTCATTAAGGTTATCTACTTCTCTTAAAAGTTTATCAAAGTTATCTTCAATCTTATCTTGAAATTTTTCTATTAATTCTATAGAATCTATTTCAAGAAGCTCCAGTAACTCAGTTTCTTCTATCTTTTGGAGCTCTTCACAAACTTCTCGAAAGGTTAAATTTCTAATTGACATAGTACTCTTTCCTAATGCACATATACTTATCCCATCCATCGGTACTTGGATAAGACTCTTTAGCATATGCAATGGCACTTTCACATGAAGTGAACGACCCTGCATAGACAGGAGTAGCCGAGAATGGCTCTCCTGCTAATCCTATTAACAAAATAAACTCTAACATTATAACTCCTTTTCATATATAAGATTCATTGCTAAATAATTAATAGCACCTAAGATTTCTCTTTCATACCATAAGTAGTTAGTATCTTCTCTGTTTGCTACAGCTTCCATAATTTTCTTCTGTGCTTGTCCAGTTAAGAAACCACTACCATGTACCTTGGCAAGTCCTACCCAAGGCTGTTTAGTAAATTCATCTCCATTACCATGCCTCTCATCTCCCTTACCCTTAGTTGCTTGTTCAAGGGCAAGTTCAAAGATTCTTTCTAGTGGATGTTTTCCTTCTATCATAATAGTATTATACCTTATATTGATTAAAAAGTCAAGTTAAATTGCTTTTATAAAGCTATCTTTTTTTAGTTCTTTTGAAGCCTTGTTACTCTTACTCCACTTACCACAGTCAATACACTGATAACGCTGATAAGAGTTTGCACCTACTATACTAAAGCCTCTTCTTTGAAGATGTGTTCCTCCACATGATGGACATACATGACCATGTGAATGAGTATTATGATTAAAGGGTGTTACTAACCAACCTTGTAGTTTGAGGTAAACTTCTTCTGTTAGCTTAACATCATTAATATTATACTTCTTCATTAGCTTCCATGACTTCTTATCTTTAGCCATGCAATTACTCCACAGAGGCATACCCTCGTGAGAGGTTTTCTGACCGACTCCTAATTCTCCTGCAACATAGTCAAGCTTATTACTAACGAATCTAAACTTACTACGAGCTGTCTGTAGTAAATCAATATCCTTATAAGGGCTAGGAGGAGGTAGCTTGTGTAATAGAAACTCTCTATTAAGAGTTGGCATATCAAATCGTTTACCATTATAAGTAATAATTGCATCTGCCTCGTCTACTAGCTTATGTATCTTTTTAATCATCTCTTTAGGAGAAGACTCTAAGATGCTAGCAAAGTGAACCTTCCTATCTCCTACCCATTTCGCAGCCCAACATAGTATTGTAGAACTTTCAATCAATTGATTAATACTTATGTTTTGTTGCCATAGTCCCCAGTGCATTCCTATATTTGGCGAGGTCTCTATATCAAGTACTAAAATTTTTGCACTCATTTTATCATCTCCATATATTGTTTAATCCAATCTTTCCTAAAGTCTAACCAAAGAAAACCTTCTTTAGTAGCCCACATTCCATATGTAGTTTTACTTCGTTTAGTTATCTTATTATCAGGATTCATGAATAAGAATATTATCGTAATTCTTGGATGCATGTCTTTAAACCAAACCATTTTCTGTCTAGTAGCTAAGTCTAGCTTACCTTTAGCTTCTATGTATACACCTTGGGCAACCTTAAAGTCTGGCGTGTACTTACGCTCCTTCGCAGGTTGCCTATATGGTATTGCATCGGGTTCATATTTAACTCTTGGAATATGTTTTTTAAGTATTTTCCAAGCCTTCTTTTCAAGTCCTGACTTAAATATAGGCATTAAATATATCTCCAAAGTTTTCTTCTAAGCTTCTTTTTATCCATAGAACTCTAGCATTCATGAGGAACTCTTCATCATTGCCATACAGTTTTCTCACTTTGTCAAACATATCTCTCTCATTTGTTAGTCCTGCAAGAGCTGTCTTTGCTTTTGCTTTACCTAATCCAGGAATACCCTTTATATTATCTGAAGGGTCGCCTGTAATACATTGAGCATAGAATAACTTCATACCTTCTTCATAAGTTTGGTCTATCCATGTATCAGGTTTCTCCCAATTCTTACCACTAATAGCCCATTGAAAATGTTTTCCTGGAATCATTAGTAAGTCTTTATCAAGAGAACAAATGATAGTGTCATCTGTTTGATTCATACCTAGTGAGTCATCTGCTTCTAAACCTTCAGGAGCTATCTCTGCTCCCATCTGGTTTATGGCATAGTCTCTACAGTCCTGTAAATATATAGGTTTAGGTGCTGTCCTATTCGCTTTATATTCAGGGTATATAGTTTTTCTGAAGTTCTTAGCTCCTGTTAAATAAGCTTTATACTCTGTTGCTTTAGCTTTTTCTAAAATGCTATCCATTAGCTCATTCATACGATATATAGCAATACCTGCTCCATCATTCTCTGCACTAGCAGAACAACGGAAACAAACTAAATCCATATCAATAAGAGCTAACATTATAGAGGGACATCCTCACCAAAGTCAAGGTCAGTATTTTCATCCCCTTGTGCTTGAGCTCCAGTTAATACATAAGCTTCATACTTCTGAGCTAAAGTAATGACAGCATCAGAAGGAGACTCAGTTAAGTCTTTAGTTCCCTTAATATTTAAGGTAGCTATTGCATTACTTAAAGAAGACTGACGAATAATATAGTTCTGTGTCTTAGCTCTTTCATCAGAGGTCGGATAGTTACTACCTGTTACTCGTGTAGTCGTACTTGCTCCTCCAACTCTTGGTGCAGTATTAGTTGGTGAAGGAGATGTCTGTGCTTCTCCATCAGCTAAAATACCAATCCATTGCCAATACCCTGCATCATCTTTCTGAGTATTAACATTGATTGAATCACCTTTCTTCCAACTACCTGCTTGTTTAAATACATCAGGGTTAGCAAAAGACATTAGCTTCTTAGACGAA